GCTCCTTGCCTTGCTGCTATACCGCTTTCAATACCGCCCTACATCAGGTTTCTTTCTGTTTGCTTTGTTATATTCTTGTGATTCTAATTCCATTGCCTTTTCACGATCAGCAGCAGCTTTGGCATTTGCAGCTTGTTGTGCTGCTAACTGTTTCTTTTGATTTTTTTGTTGTTGTATACCTTGGTACACTTGGACACCAGTGCTAATAGCACCTATTGTAATGGCTGCAACTACCATAGTTAAATCTCCTTAGAATAAATAATTTCTTGTACACCGTATTTTAGTCTTGGTAACAATGAAACTAGTGCGGTGTTTTCTTTGGCGTGCCATAACATAAGTTTGCATCCAATAGATTTTGCGTGCTCTTCGGTAGCTTTTATTAAACGTAAACCTAACCTGCCACTTCTGAATTCTTTTTTGACAAACAAAACGTCATTCTGTGTGACTATTAGGTCAGCATAATGAAAATGATTGCTAACAAAGTTCATAGAATAACCAATACAAACATTATCTTGCATCGCTACATAAATAAACAATGAGTTTGATTGGGCAGTTGTTTCGTACAAAGGCCAATTAGGCTTTAGCTTCATCACTTGTTTGTTACGAGCAATTTCATCGTAATGCTCTTGAAACAAATGGTCTGCTACAACCTTAAATTCATCTAGCGTGCAGAGTCTAATTTCTGTTTTAGGTACTCTACTTTCGTTTACAGTAGCTTTACTATCATTAGTTACGGTCACACTGGTCATAAAAAATTTTTTGGTACACAATCAAATATTATATGCACTCTGTCTGTAGTGCCAACATTGTCCGCAGTATGTAGTTTCTTATGGTTAAACCACCAGACTTCGCCTACCTCAAACTTTTGTTTTTGATCACCACAAGTTTGACTACAATGTGGATTAGATTTTACAACTAGATGAAACCGAGCGTATTTGTCTGCATATTTTCCTTGGTCATTATGTTTTATTATGTGGCCACTAGGTTTGAGATTAACTATAAGCACACGCCCCATGTCTTCGACCATAAGCTTTTTTAATACTGGTTGCATCAATGGCACTAATGCTGGTTTTAAGTACTCCATACACGGATAGTCGTATGATCCTGTATCCCACATGACGTAATAGTGAGACATTGCATATGGTCCTCTAACGTAGATTGACTCTGTGTCTTTGTGTGGTGAGTTCATAAACGTTTGCCTTGCCGTTATCTCTTTCCATAACTCAGGTTTTGCATCAAGCAATTTAATCAATGGTTCTACATCTAAACCATTTGCTACACGAATAAAGTTAGAGCACTTTGTATGGGTCATAATCCTTCTTTTGTGTGGACTCTGTACGTCTTTTGATGTATATATCCTCCGGCATTTTCTTAGCTACTGGGAGGGCAAAGGTTAGTGCTAGTGCATCAGCTAAATCTGGTGACCCTGCACCTTGCAATCTCTTCTTTATCTGATCTTTACTTTCCAATACACGCCTACCTACATTGTCGTACCAATATATCGGTGTTGCTAACTCTTGCTTAAGAGCTATGTCGTTTGGTATTGCACCACCTTCTTCTATCCATTGCTTCATTAACCACCACATCTCACTTCTACGGTTGATGTATTGTTCTGGTTTCATTGCTTTACCACCAAACGGTATTTCGATTACGTCATACGACAACTGCCTTAGTCTGTCGATTACACCACTACCTGCACCTGCATCACAGAACACTGCATCTGGGTCATACTCCTCTATCAAGTTGGCTACTCTGGCTGCTAGTTCCATGTTGTCTATACCTCGATATACAACTGGCTCAAATGCTTGTCTGCCTTGCCTACGAAACACTACTGATCGGTCATCACCAAATCTTGCCGGATCAATTCCAAGGACTATTGGTGACAACTTGACATGGTCTTTCTGGTAAATACGTTTGGCTGCATCTTCGGTATCTGCCAAAGCTATAAGTTGGTCATCCCCTGCTGCTGAAAAATCACATAAATACTCACGAGCAAAACTGGTTTCACTCATATCTCGTTTTAATCTGTTTACCTCGTCAGGATGGATGCTGTCTGTGTCAAATACTGTGTATCTGGCAGCCGTCCATCCGTCCTCGTCTATGGCCTTGTAGTACAACTCTGAGAACAGATTGATGCCACTAGGTGTACCAATAAAGATTGCCCATCCTAGACGGTCAGAGAGAGCAGGTTGGCATACATCAATCCATAGCTCTGGTCTAATCTGTGCTACCTCGTCTATTACAATTCCATCTAGTCGTACCCCTCGAAGTGCATCGTATCGGTCACCTCCAAACAAACGAATTACAGCACCATTGTGCAAAAATTTAACGCTTAATTCAGATTGATTTATTTCTATGGTATTTGTCCTACGCAATGGTTCAAGCTTGCTGAGAAGACGCTGCCATGCAATAGCTTTACTTTGACTCAAATATGGCGAAACATAACAAAACAAACCTAATTCTTTTTCGCATTTAAGTGCTTTATCTATTAATTCCATTATTGCCAACTCAGTTTTGCCAGAGCGTCTGTGGAGTGCTAAGACTTTAAATCTTGCTTGTTTTATATGAGACTCTCTCTGCCACAAACGTGGCGTATATTCAAGCTTTATTAACGGTTGTTTCACGTTTGCGGAACGCCTGTTGAAATGTTCAGAGATATAGATCCACCTGCTTCAACTCCTACCTTTTCTCCATACTTTTTAGGATTCCATTTAGCCAACAACTTCAACCTTGCTTCTACCCTGTTCTTCTGCATTTGTACTGCTGCCGGATCTAGCCTTGTATTGCCCTCAGAACCGCACAAAGGAGGAGGAGAATCTATTATCTCCAAGCATTCGCTCTGCAATAGCATCAGCACCCATGTCTCGTGCGTGTGCGAAGCGT